ATAGCTAGTACCCCTACGACTCCTAATAATATTTTACTCACTCTTCGTATAAGTTATTAAATGTTATCAGCGGATCCAAATAACTTTCGTGCCCCTCAGCTGAATGTAAGTGTTGCGACGGAGCAAAGTCCGGCGCCCCTTGTCCTGTAACCCAAAGTGCTGGGCTAGTCGCTCGCACTCTGTTGTTTGGTAAAGCAACCATGTTGCCTTTCCATTTACAGTCTTCAGTAATATAAAGTAAATGCGATTGCTTGTGTTGCGCTGGGCAATCAGCTATCGCGTTGTTGGTGTAGTCAACGGTAAACAAATACTTACCTGTGTAGAACTCGCCATCGATCTTACATTGCCAAGGACTAGAGCTGACTCTGTCCATGGTAACAATAGAATGATCTCTAGACTCGCAGTCCCATGGTTGTGCTAAATGATCTTCCATGGGTTCTGGCCACTCGTCTACGGGTATATCTGCTATCAACGCTTGTATCGGCATACGTGCCCACATAGCACCACCGTGTATGTTTTTATCAGGATCATCTTCTTCAAATCCTGTAAAGACTACTTGAAAACTTAACGACCTATCTGGAATTGTATTCACCGCTATTGCCAAGGCGTGTAGGTACTCGCCGTGGTATTTTAGATGATTAGCGGTAAACTCCTTTCTTACCCAACACGGAAAGTGTGGGATATTACTAATCAGATGTGCCACTCGTTATCTTCTTTTCTTTCCGCCTTTTCTCATACCTTTGGCTTTTTTTCCGCCTTTTCTAGCGTACTTAGCTTTTTTAACTTTTCCGCCTTTTCTCATACCTTTGGCTTTTTTCATCATTCCCGGCATATCTATCTCCTTTTTTTCTTTGCAGAAGTTTTACGTTTTTTCTTCGTTGCAAAAGTTTTAACATTTGTTGGTTTACCACCAACCCCTTGAGCTTTCGCTCGTTTACGCCTTACGGCGCTTGCCCGTTGCGCTTTTGTCATAGACATAGCTTTCGAACGCGGCACACATTTCGGGTAGCCTTTCTTTTTAGTAGACGCTTTTTTACGTCCACACTTAGCAAAGCCGCCTTTCTTGTTCTTTCTTCCAATGTCGACCCAGTCTTCTTGGAACCACTTTTTTAAACCGGTGGCCATTATCTATATCCGCCACCACGTTTTTTATATGTTCTAACTAACCAAGCGTTTGCGTATGCACTAGGGTATACGTCAAACTTTCTTTTCGCTTCTGCTTTCACTCTAGAATACAAAGCTGGGTTGGTTGGCGTAGGGCCACTTTTCTTTTTAGATTTTTTCTTTTTTACCTTGCCGCCTTTTTTTAATTTTAAAGCACTTAAAGATTTAGCCTGACCTGCATGTAACTTACTGGCTTTTTTCAAACCTTTAATTACTTTTTTAACAGTCTTTTTCCTGTCTTTGCTTTGTATTTTTTTAGGGTCTAAAGATTTAGCTTGACCTGCATGTAACTTACTGGCTTTTTTCAAACCTTTAATTACTTTGTCGACTACTTTCTTTCTACCTTTATTACCTATTCTAACTGCCATCTAGCACCTCCATCTTCGTCTAGCTTGTCTCAATCTTGAGTTTGGATTCTTTGCTGCTTTAGGAAACTTCTTCATTTGTCCAGCGGATCTAGCACAATACGACTTACGTCTTTTTGCCGCTTTACTGCCTTTCTTTACTTTACCTGTTACAGCTGTTTTTAATTTACTCCCCGGGTTTAGTTTACGGTAGGCTTTGACGCCAGCCTTTGTCATGCCTGCCCCTGACTTCGTAGGACGGAAGTTCTTTTTGTTCCTAGCAGGCATCTTTGCCTTTTTTCTAGGCATACGTAGTCCTCTTTCTACGACCTTTCATAACCTTACCGCAACCTCGATGATTTCTTTTCTTGGTTGTTTTAGCTAATTGTGCTCTTGTAATAGCCATGAATATATTATTACACAAAAACCGAAGTTGTGGTCTTGTTTGACGTCACGGTAACTGTGCCTACTGAAGCCACTGCTTCAACTCCGCCGCCAACACTGCCATCCACCTCTAAGGTCATGGTTATGTCGTGCCAAGCTGTGCCGTTCCATATCTGTAATTTGTTTATGGTAGTGTTGAAAATAATACTACCAGCGTTAAATATTGTTTTATTTCGTGTTTCAGTAGAAAACTGATCGGTGTTGCTTGGATCAAACTCGCCTAAGTTAAGTTCTAATATTCTTATCAGACGATTGTATAAATCTACGCTTATCTCTGTGGTTGCAACCGGTAGTCTGGTTGGTAAAAGCTTGGCCATTACTTCTTGCCGTCAGGTCGTATGTCGTATCGCAATGCACCCAAACGCCAGCCTACTCCTACGTTACCGCTATCGCCGTCGTTAGATGCTATACGCACAGCAGCTTGTCTGCCTCTTGCTCGCATGTGTTCTTGCTGCGTTGACGGAGTAACCGTTGCAGTATTGTTCGTGGTCAGTGAATCACCGGGAAAGTTTCTTGTTTTAGTAACTATGTTTACGTTAGAACTAGAGTCATCGTCTAAGAATTTCACATCGGGTATTAGTCTACGTAAGAAGGCAAAGCTGTCGCCATCGCCTAAATCAAAATCAGAGGACTCTATAAACACGCCTGTCATCTCTGCGCCGTCATTATCAAAACCTTTTTCTTGTTCGTATAAATATCCTCCAGAAACAGCTTGCGGATAACTTTCTATGTTTGAGTCTAACCAAGCGGTTCTAGACAGCTGACCGTAATACCAAACTTTTTCTAGATAGTTGTAGATAACGTATCTGTCGACCTCACTAGAACTAGCCGACGGGTAGAACCAACCTACTTCAGAGTGTTTGTTGTTAGTAAACGCGTTTATTTTGTATGCTTGTCCTTGGTTTATATCGCTAAACACATAGTTTCTTACGCTGCACGGTAACTGTTGAACACTACCATTGTATAAATAGAAAGCATCGTAGCTCATGTAATACACACCGTTAGGTCCAGTCACGGCTGCTTTTGGACCTATTAGTCCTGTTGATTCGTTTATTAAGTTAAGACCGAAAGTAAACGGCGGTCCTATAAACTGCATACTGTAAACAGACGTATCGGTAAAAATAACTATCTCCTGTCTTGATTTTACTGCGCCTACAATTAAAGATCCGGAGGATAATCTTAGTTCCCCAGCAGAGTTCGTGGTCCTTGTTTCAAAGTCCAACGGATTCTCTTGATCGCTAAACGCTATCAGCATAGGATCGACCGATCCTGTTCTAACGTTACTGGTGTTAAGTGGATCCGCTCCTAAGACTATTAGGTGTCGGTCTGTTTCAGATGTCAAAACTTGTAACGCGGCTGTAGGCACTTGATTAGCTCCAGTAGCGTCAGATAGAGCTGTCGCTCTTGTCCCTGTGCCGTTGTTCTCTATCCAACGGTAAACACCGCCTGCTCTAACGTTAAAGATTAAATCTTCTCCGTAGTTATCGTGAGTGTAAATTCTTAATTGGTTTGCAGCAGACAAAGGCGTAGTTGATCCCCAACCGCTAGATCCCCAACTGTTTGCTCCCCAACCTGTTGATGATACGTAGGCATCTAGTCCCGTATTGATTTGATACGCTCCTACAACAGTGCCTTGTCCATTACCTGTATCACTGCCGTTTGCAGTTACCGTACTGCCGCTAGTGTCTTTAGCGGTCACTGTGTATGTGTTACCGTCTGTTACAGAAGCTATTTGATATTCTTGATTGAGAACAGCAGCGGTGATGTTGCCGCCTAACGAAACTGCGCCAGAGAAAGTAACAAAATCATTTTGTACTGCTCCGTGACTGGTATCGGTAATCGTAAGAGTAGACGAACCGTTTGATGCAGAAAAAGCTATTTCGTTGTTGCCTGTGGTGTTTCTTATAGGTGTTACGTCATTAAAAGCATCGTTGTTCTCTACTATGTAATACTTTAAATGCGTGCCCATACCTAAGTATTTAGTGCCTGCTAAAGATATAAAATTGTGTAGTGCTCTAGCTGTGCCTTCATAAGTAGCAGAAAGCAGCTTGGACCAACCGCCAAACTTCTCTGGTCTACCTGCACGGAACCTAACTAAATTACAATCAAACCACCCGCCTTCGTTATCAT